CAGATAGTAAATTTTTATTTAATAAAAAAGTAGTAAATTCTTCAAACGTTAAAAAACTGATATTAGAGCATAATTCAATTGCCAAATTTAGCGTAATTTTTTGATTTAGAAGCTTGAATTTTTCCATATAATTAATAATAATTTTAACAGTATTATTTGAAATATTTACAATAAAATTTTTGGCATCTTCATCAATTTCAATATGTTCATTAACTTTAATTTTTTCAATAATAGATATAAGATTTTCTTTTTGTAAGGGTTTAATTTTAATAATAGTTAATCTAGATTGTAAACTTTCAATAACTTTTTGATTATTAGTGCACGATGATATAAAATTAACATTATGACTAAATTTATCAATACAATTGCGAAAAACTTGTTGACTCTGTTCATTAATAAAATCAATATCATCAAGAACTACAAACTTTTTTTTACCCTTAATATTTGAACAAGTTTGACAGAAAGTTTTAACATCAGTTCTGTAATAGTTGATTCCTTGTTCTTTAAGACTATTAATATATAAAACATTTTCTTCATAGTCTTTTGGATAGAAGCCTTCATAATATTCTCTGATAAGTGCATTTAAGATAGAAGTTTTACCAGAAGCGATATCTCCAATAAATAAAATATTTAAATCATCAATTTTAATTAGAGTATTAAGCATTTTAATAATTTCATTATTCTCTCCAAAATCTCGGAAATAAAGAGGTTGATATTTATTAATAAATAATTTATCAGTCATAATTATTATAATACGTAAATAATTATTTAAGTATATCTTTTAGTATAATATTAATGTCTGAAAATTTTTATAATATTTTAGGTGTAGGCGAGAATGCTACAAAAGACGAGATTAAAAAGGCATATAGAGGTATGCAAATGAAATATCATCCAGACAAAAATCCAGGTAGTCAAGAAGCTATTTCAATGACACAAAAAATAAACGAAGCTTACGAAACTTTAAGTGATGAGCAAAAGAAGGCAGAGTATGATATGATGAGAAATAATCCAAATCCATTTGTAAGAATGAATAGTCAAGGTGGTGGTGGAATGGAAGTGCCAATGGATGAAATATTTAGTATGTTTTTTGGAGGCGGTAGTCCATTTGCAGGAATGCCTGGTATGGGTGGAGGTATGCCTGGTATGCCACCAGGTGCAAAAATACACATATTTCATGGCGGACCTATGGGCTTTCAACAGGCAATGAATAAACCTATCCCTATAATGAAATCATTGCAAATAAATATGCAACAAGTTTTAAATGGTGCATCTTTACCATTAGAAATAGAGAGATGGATTATGGAAAATGGCACTAAAGTATTTGAAAAAGAGACAATATATGTAGATGTTCCTCCAGGTATTGATGAAAATGAAATGATTGTTTTAAGAGACAAAGGTAATATTATAAGCGAAAACTGCAAGGGTGATATTAAAATAAATATTTTAATTCAGAATAACACAGCATTTAAACGTTCAGGTCTAGATTTAATATTAGAAAAACATATTTCTCTCAAGGAATCCTTATGTGGATTTAGTTTTGAATTAAATTATATAAATGGAAAGAGTTATACTTTAAACAATAATAAAGGAAATATAGTGCCTCCAGAGTATAAAAAAGTATATCCAGGAATGGGTTTAAAAAGAGGAGAGCATAAGGGTAATATGATAATTATATTTCATGTGGATTTTCCAGAGAAATTGTCAGAAGAACAAATTGATAATTTATCAAAAGCTCTTTAAATAGTTTTAAAATATTATATTTTCTTTAAGTAGTTATCTAAAAAAATTGAGATAATAATATAAACATATAAATATATTATTATACATAAAACGCAAGATGAGCGAATTAAGCGGTCAACTATTATCTACTAGAATTCAGAATTTAGCAGGAGAGGCGGCTGGTCACAGTTATGAAAGTGCGTTATGTGAATTTATTGACAATTCGATTGATATTGGTGCAACAAATATTAATTTAATTTATAGCGTCGAAAATTACTGTTGGGCATATTTAGATAATGGATCTGGTGCTGAAAATATTGAAAATTTATGGGGAACTGGAAACGGACTTAAGATTAAAAGTATTGAAAAAATTGGAAATAAGATTTCAGGTGAATTAGCAAGTGGAATGTTCTTTGAACCAGATAAACTTATGTATCTGTCTAGATGCCATCAAGAAATTCACAGAAAACATCAGCAATTGAATGCTGAAATTCATAAAATGATTACATTAGTTAGAGAAGAAGGGATTGATCTTACTGAAGCAAATGCTAAAATTATTAAAGGAAAGGATAGGCTTGTTCGTTTACCTGAACCAGACATTGATTCTTTTGATGTTTCAAATGTTGAAATGATTAAAAAACTTACAAAGAATCATCCAACTATTGTTGAATTTTTATATAATCCTGAAATAACCGGTCTTTTAAAAATTTTCAAGTTTGATGAAATTGAAAATAGCGACGATAAAAGGGCCAGGGAAACATTTCATAAATTTATTGAAACTCTAGAAATTATTATTGATAAAATGCAATTTATAACTTATAATACATTAAGAGGATTTCAATCTAACATTACGATTACTATAACCAATCTTGACAATGGAATTGTTAGACAAATTAACCAGGATGTATGTAAAAATAATTTCATTCTTGGTAGAAAATCATTTGAGAATAATGTTGTGAGTGGATTTGATGATGATACATTTGGCGAACTAAGCGATAATGTGTTGTATATAACTAATACAATTTATGAATATAATGGTAAAAAATATAATAAATGTGAAATAGTCAATTATGAAGATTTAGAACCTTTCTGGATTTTATCAACTAAATCAGGATATATGTATTCAAAAAAAGAATCTGATAAACCAGAATTTGATGATATTAGAAATAAAGTATTTAAGAAAGAAAATATAAAATCACAATTTGATATTATTGTATCATTTATTAGTGATGAGGAAATGGAAGATCAAAAAAAAATAATGGGAAATTTAGTAACTGGATTATCCAAAGATGATTTAAAGCAAATTTATGTGTATTGTAATGGAAGATATTTAGATAAGGGAAAAATTCCTATCACTGGTATTTACGAAAGAAACTTTCCTAATTTTAGAATTGCTGCATGTTTTTATAAACAATCGAGAGAGTTAATTGGTCCACAAGCACAAAAGTCAAGAATTGATTTAAAATCATCGGATAAAATTTTCATTAATACAATTGAAAGTATGGTAAAACCAATTCTCACCGAATTTCAGACCTCATCGCTAAATGAAGAAAAGAATAAAAGAAATAAACTTATTCATCCAAAGGGTATTGACAATTGGCAAAATTATAAGAATATTATTTTAAAAATTTTCAAAATAGAAACTGTGCAACCACAACTAGCTCCAATCCCACAACCAGCTCCAATCCCACAACCAGCTCCAATCCCACAACCAGCTCCAATCCCACAACCAGCTCCAATCCCACAACCAATCCCAATTTCTCACCCAGCTCCAATTCCTCCTCCTATATCAAGAGGTCCAGCTCCAACCGTATTAAGTTCTCTAGATAAGAAACAAACAGTATCACAATTATTAAGAATCAAAACAAAAATTACATCTCCGACAAATCCTTATAAAACAAAAGGTGATCGTTCAAAATTATTTACAAAACTATCAAATATTGAAAAAGAAATTATATTAGATGATGATATTTTAGAAGATAAAATAGACTATATTATTGAGTTGATTAGAACATCAACAAAACAAGGTTCAGTAAAACATGCAGCCGAATTACAAGATATATAATTTAAGGATAAAACAATTTAAAGACAATAAATTATATTTAATTGGTGGGGATTGGGATACCCATTCTTAGTTTGGTTTTGCGTCCGTTAAGCGTATGATTCTAGGTATTATGCGCGCATATTATATGCTTATTAGGTGTTCCCCGGATGAGTTCTGTTTTTAGTCAGAATAATTTGCCTTTTAAAAATTTGGTGCATCATTTTTTTACCATTTTGTGTGGGTTTTATGAAGCGTAGTAGATTGAAGCATAGTAGTACGAAGCATAGTAATATCAATATATGAAGTGTAGTAGTATGAAGCGTAGTAGTTTGAAGCGTAGTAGTAGTTTGAAGATTAGTAGTGTAGTTTTGTTGTATAAGGTAATTGCATCCTCCGTAAAATGTTTGAGCTAGGTATGCTCACATAATTTATTATCATTAATTTGATGATAGATTTGGAGTTCGAGCGCCTTTGTGTGTGTAGTTTATAGTGATTTTTTTGGGTAGCTGATTAGTATAAATTTTAGGCAAATTATTAAGTGTTATTTATATGACGATTTAAATAACCACCAAACTTTAAGATTTAAGCTAACTTCGGGGTGTATTTTAGCTTTGTGTCCCTTTCCCTACCACCATGCGGTCATGGTCCAATGGTAGAATATCCGCTTGCCAAGCGGGCGACCCGGGTTCGATTCCCGGTGGCCGTACTGATTTAAACAGTTTTAAATCGCTACGGGCATAAGTCAGTGGTAGACTATGTGACTTCCAATCACACAACTCGGGTTCGATTCCCGATGTCCGTATTTTGATGCCTTCTTTGCACAGTGGTAGTGCATCAGTCTTGTATAAAAGTATGGAAAACTGAAGGTCCTGGGTTCGATTCCCAGAGAAGGCTTTATATTATAATTAAATTATTTAGAATACTTAATTATAATATATAATTAAAATATGAGAAACAAAACAAAACGTTTACGTCGTAGGTATAAAAAAAGAACACATAAAAAGAGAAGTTATAAAAAGAGAGGAGGTGTGCAACCAACTGAAAGGAGTGAAACAAATTTGCCAATTCAAAATAATAATGAACCTCAACAACCATCACAACCACCACAACAACATCCACAAAATATGGCTAACGATTGGAGACCACCACGTTTAGATCCATCATTATTAGGAATTAATGATGAAGATCAAGATTAAGTATTTATAAAATATTTTTTTAATATATTATATAAATGGCAGGCAGACCTAAAGTTATTCGATTAAAACAATCTCTTGTTAATAATATTGATGCACATACTTTTTCTGGACCTATGAAGAGTGGAACACCACCTAGTGTCGGAGTCACTCGATATTATTGGTACAATTATGCTACACAATGCAATCAAAACCCTAATCAAGTTAAAAAGAGTTATGCTAACATGGTTTTCTTAAATATTAATCCAGCTCAAACTCCTGTAAGCGCTGGTTTTAGACCAACAACTAATTATAATTACTCTTATAATGCACCAAGAGGTGTAGGGTTTTATGATGCTAACGCAAAATACGATAATCATTATTATAGACCATATCTTCCACCATCTCCAATTTCAAACAGTAAATTTATTCCTCCGTCAAAACATATGACTGGATTTACTTCTAATCAAAATATTAATTAAATTTTTTATTTATTATTCAAAATAACATTATAAATAATAAATATTTCACAAATTAGATCGGATAATTTATAGCTGGGCTAACAAATGTTTTATATGGTTGACCTGGATATTGATTTGGTGGATATGGGAAATATCCATTAGGATTTTCAGTGTATCTATTATAACGTCCTAAATAAGTATAAAATGGTCCACATTGACTATTATTTCCACCGCAAACAGATGCCAATCTATTTTTAGCTCTTCTATTAGCAATACTAGATGCACCAACACCATTAATTCCTGGTTTATATTTATTATAAAGATATTGATATGTGTTACAAGTAGTATTTCCACCAGGATTAAATTTTGTTGAACGTCTTCCTCCAACACCTACATTTTTTTTGTATATGAAACCAGGAAAATTTGTAGTACTTCCATACCAAAATTGTCCGTTTGAATTACTTCCATTTCCAAAGCGTCCTGACATTTATATATACTAAATAAATAATTTAAATATTTCAATAAAAATTATATAATGTCAGATATAACAATATCAATTATGACTCTTTTTGATTTAATTCAATCAAATCAAGATAAAATCGAAGAAATAAAGGAACAATATTTATTACTTCTCTCTAATTTAACTGTGACAGGTTATATTGAAACAGCTTTATTTATAGAAAATGTTAATAAGATATCCGAAATGGGGTCAATTATTGTTGCATTTGTTACAGAACCAACTGGTGGTATTGATATAATTGCCTCTGGAACTATAATAATTGAGCCTAAAATAATTAGACAAGGAAAAAATGTAGGTCATATTGAAGATATAGTAGTTGCACCACATATGAGAGGTCGAGGACTATCACACAAAATTCTAAATCATTTGAAACAATTTGCTAAAGAATCTAATTGTTATAAAGTGATATTAGATTGCTCTGAAGAGGTAAAAAATGTTTATATTAAGAATAATTTTATAGTTAAAGGCATTCAAATGTCTGAATATTTCTAGTATCCATGATTACCGGTTTTCCTATAAGATTTACATGTAAAACAATTTTTATCAAAACCCAAATAATGGTCATAACTATTACTACAAAAACTTGGTAATGTTAAGTCAAATGCAATCCAAAAATCTTCTAATTTATCCAATTCATTGCTATCATCATAATTTAAAGAGAAATAACTTGATTTATATCGCTGAACAAAATCTGGATGACCTAATGAAGACCTACACATAGGACATCTTGCGACACTTGTATATTTAGTTGATAACCATTTACTTTCAATATATTTAAATATACATTTTTTGTGATAAGCGTGACCACAATTTGTAATAAAAGCTGATTGTTTTGTCATAATTGGGTCATAACAAATAGGACATTCTTCTCCAGGTTTTATATAACATCTGACATTTAATTCACAATATGAGTCTTGGTCGCCAATTGTAAACGGTTTAACTTTTTGTTCAAAATGACAATAACATTCACCGACACAATTTTTTTCTGTATTTTTTTTTGAATTGCAATCATAATAGTAACGCGAGTTGCGTTCATACAAATAAAACACATCTTCTGTTGTTGACATTTTTGTCTAAGTTTTAATAATATGAATTTACTTATTATTAAATAATTAATTTAATATCAATTTTTTTAAGAAATCTTTCGGGTTGGAATACCAGCATCTACAATGTAGATAGAATTTTCAGTGATAATAATAAACTCAGTTCCGGCCTTATAAAACTTCTGAATAGTACTGGTATACTCATCTTCACTCTTCACTAGCAACTTCTCACCATTATCTCTAGCTCCGACTAAAGCCTTCTTATCAAGAGATGGTGCCCAATAATCCAACATAATAGGCTTATCATCAACGATAGAAAGTTTTACTGCATGTTTTAGAGTAGCGTCAGAAGGCATTCTGTAATTAGGAGCAGACGCTCCAGCATCAGTCTTTGGCGTAGGTTGTTTTTCAGACATATTTATATAATTTTAGACTATAAGTCTTTAAATACTTATATATTAAAAGTATTTTAATTTAAATAATTTTAAACAATAAATTATATAATGAAAACAATGACAAATAAGGAAATAAATTATTCTTTACATAATTCTGAAAATTTTAAAAAGGAATTGGATTGTGAACTTTGTGATGTAGCTGATAAATTATCACAATTATTTATTGATTATTTCAAATTTATAATTGAAAACATAAAATTAAGACGTTCAAACTTTTCCAAATTTATTATCATACGCGGTTTAGATACAATTGTTAATGTATTTAATCACATATTATTTTATACAAAAAATTTAGATGCAACATATTTTCACTGTCAAAAAGCTTTTTATTTTTATGTTGAATTTGTAGGTCAAATATCCGAGGATGAAAAAATGTTTTTGCAGTTAAGCTCAAAAGATGCGACAACATATGTTTATAAAAAGACTATTTATGAGATTAATAATGAACTTAGAAAATTGAATGAAGAGATATCAGATTACACCAAATTAAAATTAGGAATAATAAACTCTTATGTTGATTTATATAAAACATTATTACTTCATCTTATTAATGATGATTTTAATAATGGTGAATATCTAAATTCTCTCGAAGATTTGTATAAAAGACTCAATAAATTAAATGATAAATCTTTGATTGAAAAATTAAATGGTCTTGTTGATAAATTTTATTATTATGTAAATGATGTAAATAAATTTTATGGTATAGTTGGATTAATGATAAAAAAAATGGTAAAAACACCGGAAATTTTGGATAACAAAACTAATAAATTTTTATCAGAAGATTTATTAGATAAATTAAATGAACCACCAGATAAATTCATAGTATGGTTTATGAACTAGAATCAATTAAAATTGTTTTACGTCTAACTTTTTTGGATTTATCTTTTGAAACTATACTGTTTAATTCAGATGCAGAAATTTTTTGATTAATATTTTTAAATTCATTATTAAGAATAATTTTTAAGAACTCATAGATAATCATTAAAACATTCTCATCGCATTTGCCTACAATTAAAACACTACCAGTTCTAAAAATCATAAATGAAACTTGTTTTATATTTTTATATAGATGTTTATTTTCTTCTGAAATTTGACAACCATTTTGAATACCAACATCTGGATTGTAATAAAATTTACATTGAATACCTGGATATGAACATGGGTCATAAATAGCCTGAATATTATACTTGAATTTTAAAATATCATATAGTGCTTCGCGGTTGATGAAGAAACCACAATTGAAATTAGAATTAATTAGTACGGTCATCTCAGAATCAGGTTTGTAAGCCAATTTGGGTTCCATATAAGGCTGAAGAGTTGTAATTACTTCAGATAATATTAATTGAAATGTGGTTTCATTTTGAATACCAGGAATTTCTAATTTACCAGTATTAAAAACTTTTACATGGAATTCTTTAAATATATTGTCAATCTTCATACGTAAAATGATTACAAAGCAATTATAAAACGCACTTCTCTTCTTACATCGATAACTCATAATATCTTTTTTAGAAATTCCAATACTAACCTTGCGAATATCTTTAAATTTAATACGGCCTGCTGGATTATCAATATGTGTGATAATATTTTCTTCAAAATAATGCTCTTTAATGAGTTTTTCTTGAATAAAATCTACTTCTGCTTGTGTAGTAGAATTAAACTTCATTTGCTTTTTAATGACACCATTTTTAGGTGTATAATAATTAATAACAGGAACATCCCAGAAAATTTTTGTAAGATTAATTGGCGTATTTAAATATGCAATTTTAGTTTTAGTGCTAATGTAAATATTAGTAGCTTTAGGAGCTTCGGATGTAATATCAGCAGTAAGATTCGCCGATAAATATTCATCTGCTTCCTGTTTAAGGATTTCTGTTAATTGGTCGACTTCATCATCATCATCGTCATCATAATTTGGGGTTGAGATAAAGTTTTCCCATTCTTCATCAATATTTAATGTTATAGACATTACTGTATAATTAGCCTTTATCTTTAAATTCTTTATATTTATTTTATTTCAATTATTTTCTTTAATATATAATATAAAGAATGCTAACTCAACGTCAGTACGTCATCCATGAAAGAAGCAACATTATCCCTATTAAGCAAAATTTATCTACAACTATGAAGATAAATTCTCCATCAAAAGGTGAATACAGTCTTAAGCAAAATTTTTTTGACCCATCAAAAAGCTCCCCACCTAATGAATTTATGATTAAATTACACATGAGAATGAATAAATATCATATGGACAATAAGGATGATAGTCTTGATATTGAATAATTAATATGAGTATTATTATTTTGATTTTGTGAATGCATTAAATTTTCAACAAAATTCAAAAAGGTACTATTTACATATTTAGAATGAGTTTTAATAATATAATTGAGGAAATCCTTTATTATATTCTTTTTATCAATATTGTAATTTATACTTATTGTATGAATATAACTTGTAATTTTTTCTAATTTTTCTCTCATTATTATTTTATTTAGAAGCTCTTCCCATATATCACTATCAATTATATTTAGCGAGTCGCTCTCTAAATTTTGATTTGATTGGATAAAATTAATCATACTTCTTATATCAGACTTATAAAGTTTTTGAATACATGAAAGCGTTTTTTGCGACAGACCTAAACCTTCTGAAACTGAAATGTTATTTAGAAAATTAATTATATCTTCTCTCGGTAACTGATTGAAACGAAGCCTTATAAATTCATTCTGTAATCCCTCATCTATTTTGCTTATATAATTACATATTAAACAAAATCTTACTTTACTAGTATAATTTTGTAATAAGTATCTTAAAGCTTGCTGAGCATTTTTCGTCATATAATCTACCTCGTCTAAAATAACAAATTTCATACCATTGTTAAATAATGGTTTTGAATTAACAAAATGATTTATTTGATTTCTTATTATATCAATGCCTCTTTCATCCGACGCGTTTAAATGAATAATTAAATCTTTATTTTTGTTATTTTGATTTTCCTGATATGCATTTATTAAATTTATGATAGTTGTTGTTTTACCGGTTCCTGGCGGACCATAAAAAAGCAAATTTGGAAAATAAGAAGTATCAATAATATTTTTTAGGATTTGTTTGTTTAAAGGGTCTAGCACAATATCATCAAATAATGTTGGTCTATATTTTTCAACAAATGGCACAAATTCTTTACCAATATTCATTTTATTATATTTATCTATTTTCTTTATACTTTAATTTTATTTACTTTTTAATAAATATAAAAATGAATATAAAAATATTAAAATTATATAATGAACAAAGATATAATGACATCACATAGTAAATCTGGATATCTCGAAATTATTCTTGGCCCGATGTTCTCTGGTAAGACATCGCGTTTGGTTGAAATTTATAAACAGTGCAAATTTTGTAATATTTCGGTAGCTGTTATTAATCATTGTATAGATAACCGTTATGACAATGAATTGTTGTCAACTCATGATAAAATTATGATTCCATGTATTAAGACAGAGAGATTATTTGATGTTTGGACCGACCATATTGATATGGAAGATAATGTTGCAGTTGTTCCACGAATTAAAGATAAATTTAAAGTAGCAACAAGCGATGTTATATTAATAAATGAAGGTCAATTCTTCCCGGACCTCGAAGAGTTTGTTAAGCGCTTACTAAGTGAAAATAAACAAGTTTATATTTGTGGACTAGATGGTGATTTTGAAAGAAAAAAATTCGGACAGATTTTAGACCTTATTCCATTATGTGATAAAGTTCATAAATTATCCTCACTTTGTTCATTATGCAAAAATGGAACTAAGGGTATATTCTCAATGCGTCTAACAAGTGAAAAAGAACAAACTGTAGTGGGGTCTGAAAACTATATTCCAGTTTGTAGAGCTTGTTATGAAAAACGAACATACTCTTAAATTGGAGGAAAATATATATATTAAAACTATTTAAATCGAAAAATTATATAAATATATAATTCACATGTCAGAATTGCAAACAAATTTAGTTGGACAAATTAGCGTGAAAAAACGTGGACGTAAGTCAAAAAAAGAGCTCGAAGAAGCTCAGAAATTATCCGAAACTCAACCTAAAATAACAACCGAAAATATTGTTGTAAAAATTGAGGAAAATGAAGAACCTCAACTCGATACATCATGTATTGATGAAATTATAAATTCAGATGATGACAGCAATATCGTAAAAAATACAGAAACAACCAATTCTGATAAACCAGTAGCAAAAAAACGTGGTCGAAAACCAAAAGGCGGTAAAATAATTCAACAGATTGTTCCTTTAAATAATAATAAAGAAACTAAACCAAATGTTATTTTACATTTAAAATGTTCACTTAAAGACTTAAATTCTAATAACTTATTTGGATCAAGTTTAGAAGGATATTCTTTTTCTAATCCAAGTCTTACATTTGATATTATTAATAATGAAAATGTGAATTTTAATGAATGTATAAATGCACCAGCAAAATTATCAGAATGTGATGGTG